CCATTAGGTATGGTCAACAAGGCGTTAGTGGTGCAGGTAAAAATCCTACTACTGCTAAAGAAAAAGCAAGACGTAAATCATTTAAAGCACGTCATGCAAAAAACATAGCTAAAGGCAAAATGTCTGCAGCTTACTGGGCAAACAAATCAAAATGGTAAGGAGATTACTATGCCACAAGGAAAAGGAACATACGGAAGTAAAGTAGGTCGTCCTCCTAAGAAGAAGACAGGAACTCTTGCTTCTAAAAAGCCAATGAAAAAGAAACCAGTACCTAAGCCTACGTCTGCTAAACCAAAAAAACGAATTACGCGAGAAGAAATTGAAGCAAGACTTAAGGCTGATGCTAAAAGAGCTAAGAGTTCTACTCCTAGTCCTGCTATGCAAAAGAAAATGGCAGAGCAAATGCGTAATGCAAAGATGGACGCTAAGATGAAAGCAGCTGCTAAAAAAGCTGGCGTACCTATGAGAAAGAAAAATGCCAAAAGCAAAAAGTAAAAAAGCTAACGACGCTTGTGCAAAAAAGGTTAAGTCTCGATATAAAGTCTGGCCTTCTGCCTATGCTTCTGGTGCAGTAGCCAAATGCCGAAAGGTAGGAGCTAAAAACTGGGGTAATAAAAGTGGCCGTAAAAAAAAGTAAGAAGGGCGCTGCCCTTAAGAAGTGGTTTAAGGAAGAATGGGTAGACGTTAAGACAGGTAAACCTTGTGGACGTAAGTCTGCAAAAGGAGACAGCAAACGTCCTTATCCTTCTTGTCGGCCTAAAGCCGTTGCAGCTAAAATGACTAAAAGTGAAAAAGCATCATCTGCCCGTCGTAAGACTGGACCCGCTAAAATTAAACACGCCGTCACAGCATCAGGACGTAGAAGAAAAACTTCTAAAAAGTCTTGACAAATGCATAAAAGTGTGGTATAATATAACTATATAATATAATAACAGAGGAAACCATGACTCCCGAGCTTGAAACTTACTTCAACAATTATAACGAACTCTTCAACCATGAAGGTTTCAAACAACTCGTACAAGAGCTTTCCAATAACGCAACGCAACTAGCAGATATTCAAACAGTAAAAGATCTGGAAGATTTATATTTCCGCAAAGGTCAAGTAGCTGCTTTTGCAACTGTTGTTAATCTACAGGCAACAATCGAAGCTGCTCGTGATCAGGCCGAAGCAGAAGAACAAGAACCAGTAGATGTATAAAGTATTTGACTTCCGTTGTACTAACGGACACATATTTGAAGAATTTGTAGAAGGTACAATAACAACCAGTAGGTGCGGTTGTGGTGCCAACGCTACAAAAATGGTATCTGCCCCGTCTTTTCATCTCAATGGCTCCGATGGTTCATTCCCCGGTGCACATATGAAGTGGGTGAAAGAGCACGAAAAAGCAGGTAAAAAATAAACCTCTCCATAATGATTATAATCACGGAGTTTAATTATGTCTAGAGCAACGATTCTAGATCTACCCCCTGAAGAGGAAAACGTAGATCCAATCGAAGAAAACGAAGTAGAAGAGATTCAACAAGAAGCAACTGCCGAAGTTGAGCAACCTCCAGAACCTGAACAAACCTTACCAGAGAAGTACCAAGGTAAGTCTTTAGAAGAAGTTGTACAGATGCACCAAGAAGCTGAAAAGCTTTTAGGTCGTCAGTCTTCTGAAGTAGGCGAACTTCGTAAAGTGGTGGATGATTATATTTCTAGTCAAACACCCGAACAAGCACCTCAACAACAATACGTTGAGCCTGAAGACGATATAGATTTTTTTACAAACCCTCAAGGCGCAGTAAACCGTGCTATTGAGAATCATCCTAAAATTAAAGAAGCGCAAGAGTACTCAATGCAGTACAAACAGCAAGCATCCCTTGCAACGCTTCAAGCTAAACATCCAGACATGCAGACGATCTTAAATGATCCTAAGTTTGCTGAATGGATTAAGGCATCTAAGATTAGGACTCAATTGTTTGTAGCAGCTGATCAACAGTATGATGCTGACTCTGCGGATGAACTCTTCTCACTCTGGAAAGAGCGAAAGACAGTAGCCCAACAGACTGCCCAAGTTGAAAAACAGGCACGTAAGCAGACACTTAAGGCGGCTAACACAGGCAACGCACGAGGCACTGGTGAAGGTTCGCGTAAGAAAACGTATCGCAGGTCCGACTTAATTAAACTAATGAAAACAGACCCCGAGCGTTACCAAGCTTTGTCTAATGAGATATTGCAAGCATACGCGGAGGGTCGAGTCAAATAATCTAAAGGAGATTAATCATGGCTGGCGAAACTTCCGGTGCATACTTTACAGCTAATGCTGTAGTAGACAAAACAGCAGCAGGTACTTTTATTCCAGAAATTTGGAGTGACGAGATCATTGCTGCATACCAAAAGAACCTCAAGATGGCTCCTCTTGTCAAGCGCATTCAAATGGCTGGCAAGAAAGGCGATGTAATCCACATCCCTAAGCCTACTCGTGGTTCAGCCTCTGCTAAGGCGGAATCAACTGCAGTAACAATCCAAGCAAACCTTGAGTCAGAGTTGACTGTCACTGTTGACCGTCACTTCGAGTACTCACGTCTAATCGAAGACATCGTTGAAGTACAGGCTCTTAACAGCCTCCGTCAGTTCTACACAGAAGATGCTGGTTATCAGCTTGCTCTGAAAGTAGACACTGACCTTATCAACGCTGCTACTGGCTTCGGTGATGGTACTCGTACACAAACTCCAGCTAACACTGGTGCTAACTGGGTTAACAGCAACAGCTACTACTTCAATGCTGCAACTGGTATTGATGCTTACGCTGTTGACACTGTAACTTCAGGTGACAACTTCACTGACCTTGGTTTCCGTGAGGCTATCAAGTTGATGGATGACGCTGACGTTCCTATGGAAAACCGTGTCCTCGTTATTCCACCAGCAGTACGTAAGTCTATCATGGGCATCGACCGTTACGTGTCTTCGGACTTCGTAGGCGGACGTGGTGTAGAGTCTGGCCTTATCGGTAACCTCTACGGCGTAGACATCTACGTTTCAAGCAACGCTCCAGTACTTGAGGCAGCTGCACAAAACACTGCTTCTTCTGCTGACACTCGTGGTTGCTTGTTCTTCCACGCTGATGCTCTTGTTATGGCAGAGCAAATGGCTGTCCGTTCACAGACACAGTACAAGCAGGAATACCTGTCAACACTGTTCACTTCGGACACTCTGTACGGTGTAGAAACATACCGTCCAGAAGCTGGCTTCATCCTCGCAGTTTGCGACGAGTAAGTCCACTAGGGGGTCAGCAATGGCCCCTTTTCCTTTCTCCTCCTTCTTCTCTGCAATAGGACTTTCCAATGTCGAACTACACTAAGACTACAGACTTTGAAGCTAAGGACTCGTTACCTACAGGCGACTCAGGAAAGATCATCCGTGGCGCTGAATTTGAAACAGAGTTCGATGCAATCTCCACAGCTATTGCAACCAAAGCTGACACAGCAGGTCCGACCTTTACAGGTACGTTGACTTTTGAAACTATTTCTGACGGAACCATTGGCGTTACTGCGTTCGTTGACGAAGACGATATGTCGTCCGACAGTGCAACTCTGGTTCCTACACAGCAGTCCGGCGGCACAGGAATTGATACCTCTGGTGCGCTGAATGAAGTTACCTTTGCTATCGACTCTACGGTGGCAACTCTTACTGGTACTCAGACACTAACTAACAAGACGCTTACGTCTCCTGACGTAAACACTCCTGACATCGACGGCGGTACTATTGACGGTACTGTCATTGGTGGCACTACTCCTGCCGCTGTTTCTGCTACTACCGTTTCTGCTACAGGCAACATTACGGTAGGCGGTACTGTAGATGGACGTGATGTAGCCGCAGACGGCACTAAGCTAGACGGCATTGAAGCAGGCGCTACTGCTGACCAAACAGCCGCAGAGATTCGTACACTGGTTGACTCTGCTACTGACTCTAACGTTTTTACTGACGCAGACCATACGAAGCTTGATGGCATTGAGGCTAACGCTACAGCGGATCAGACGGCGGCAGAAATTAGAACGCTCGTAGATTCTGCTACGGATTCCAATGTATTTACCGATGCTGACCACACTAAGCTTGATGGCATAGAAGCCTCAGCAGACGTAACGGACACGACTAATGTTACAGCCGCTGGTGCCTTGATGGACTCAGAGCTAACAGACATTACTGCTGTTAAGGCTTTGAATCAGGGTGTTGCGACTACAGACAGTCCAACCTTTGCAGGTCTTACGACTACAGCAGACGTGTCATTCGGTGACAACGACGCCTTAAGATTTGGTGACGCAACTAATGGCGACCTTGTAATTAAGCACGATGGCACTGACTCTTCTATTGTAGATAGAGGCGACGGTGATTTATTAATTCAAGGCTCTACTAACGTAAAGCTACAAAATTTTACTGGATCAAAAGACTACTTTGTAGGAAGTAATGGTGGCGCATCTACTGTCTACTACGATGGTTCAGCCAAACTAGCCACCACCTCCACAGGCATCGACGTAACGGGTACAGTGACTGCTGATGGTGCCGTAATTCAAGGCACAGGCTCCCAAGCGTTAACGGTTAACAGTTCAACTGGAAACTCTGTTGCTTCTTTTACCTCTACAGATTCTCAGGCATACATTAGTTATTTAGATGATTCTACAACAGGCGTAAATTACGTCGCTACAGGCGCTCAAGGAAATGACTTAGTTATGCTGGCAGGCGCTGGTGTAAGAGCAAAGTTATTTAATAACGGCGATTTTCAACTGTATGAGGATACGGCGACGACTGCGAAGTTGTTCTGGGACGCTTCTGCGGAGTCTTTG